TCCTGCTGGCATCGATTGCCGCATTGTCTCCACCGAACTTTGTGCAGAGCCCACGGTTGATGGCCTCGATGTCAACCCACCTCTCACCTCTTATTAGGTACGGACTCTCGAGAATCCAATAGAGATGAAGGCCGCCTCCAGATTCAACGACGATGTTGGGTGTAGGCCGGATGTCGGCATCACTGAGCTTAGCTCCGTCGAAGTCCATCCATACACAACGTGTTCTGTAGCAATCTCGTTTCTTTCCACCATGCTGATATCTGGTCGATACTCCGAAGTAGACTTCATAAGCCGAGTACTTGGCCGCGCGCTCGAGGAAATTGGTGACTGACGAAGAGAATTTTCGATGGACCTGATTGTCTTTCCGATCGATGTATCTCAGTTCTAAGTTTTCGTTCGTCAACAATTTTCTCGGCCAGACGAATGAGAAAAATTCTGAGGGACTTATGACTTTCACAGACGAGTGGCTCCAATTTTTTTACAGAAAGTTTTCGAAAGGACGAGTTACTTTATACGCGCCTATGCACTTTGTCAATGACCCGAATGTTCAATATTGAACATTAGTTAGTGTCGACCCTTGACAAAGATTTTTTCGCAAATTACAGTCACACTTTCACAAAGGAAACTAACGCCACTTGTATCCTTTCTTACTGAAACCGAGAGAGTACCAACGCGCTGCGATGAAGAAGATCTTCATACAGAAGCGCTACGGTTTATTCTTCGAGATGGGCACAGGCAAGACTAAGATCGTCCTTGACTTTGCCGGCTCGATGTTACACCATAAAAAGATAGGACGGGTTCTCGTCCTCGCTCCACTGAGCGCACTTGCGACCTGGGAAGATGAGATAAGGTTGAACTGGTCGCCTGACCTGAAGCTGAATTACTTTGTGCTTCGGCCGAACTGCTCACCCCTCTGGAGAAGGTCTCACCTTGTAATCTCCAACTACGATTACGCCAAGCGAATAAAGAAGGAGCTGGGGGAGTGGGCTCCGGATTTAGTTGTAATTGACGAGAGCCATCGTATCAAAAATCCGTACGCAAAGCAATCCAAGCTCGCTCACTACCTGGGCAACATCTGTAGATATGCGATTATCATGACAGGAACTCCGATCGGCAATCACCCGCTGGACTTGTGGAGTCAGTTCAAGTTCTTAGTCCCGGGTTTGCTTGATGAGAAGTTCAAAGACTTCAAGGAGAAGCATGTCATCTATGGCGGAGCGGGTGGTTATCAGATCAAGAAGTATAAGAGGTTGGATGAGCTTGGGAAGAAAATCGCTCCGTTTGCTCGGAGTCTAAAGAAGAGTGAATACTTGAGTCTGCCCAAAAAGAATTTCATCCTCTGTCCCGTCGAGATGGGCGAGCGAGCCCGGCAGATGTACAAGACAATGGAAGAAGACTTCGTCGCTTACATTGAAAAGGATAAGACAGTGACGGCTCCGATTGCATTGGCCAAGCTGACGAAGCTTTCTCAGATCAGCGGCGGGTTCATTCGTGATACGAAGACGGAAGAAGACCACCCCGTTCACGAAGCCAAGCTCGAAGTATTAAAAGGATTGACGGACGACCTGCTCGAGCAAGACTCGAAGAGAGTAGTCATCTTCGCTCGGTTCAAGTGGGAGCTCAACAAAATCCGGGAACTGCTTTCTCCCGACTGGTGCACTTATCAGATCAGTGGTGAGATTTCCCCCGGCGAAAGGAAGCTGGCCCAGAGTCTATTCTCCTCGAATGGTGGAGCAATGATCTGCCAGATCGCTTCTGGGTCAGCTTCCATGAACCTGCAAACCTGCAACTACACCATCTTCTACTCAGTCGATTATTCACATATCAACTTCATGCAAGCACAAGATCGTACGCATCGCATCGGCCAGACGTTGCCTTGCTTTTACTATCTACTGGCCTGCAAGGCGACACTAGACCGCGAGATCTACAGGATACTCCGGCAAAAGAAAGACGTGGCTGATGAGGTCATTCGTCTTATAAAGGAGAGAAATGTCCACAGTTAATACGACTGCTTCGTCTGAGACCGTTCGCAACGCTTATTCCAATTCCTATTGCATGGCAAAGAAAGACGGACACCTCTGCCACACACGAGTGCCTGTGACTGAGCGCTTCTGTCCCGAGTGCAAGAAAGCAATGGAGGTCACTCCTCAATGAAGATCAGCTTCGACTGGAGTGAGTCAGTCCCTCTTGACCATGCCGACATGGAGTTCATTCAATACATGCTCAACCGTCGGATGCAGGGCTTCCACAAGTACGGGCACGCTATGAAACAGCAGGACCCGGTTAACGGCCCGAAGAACATCCGCAAGAGGCTTCAGAAGTATCGGGAGACAAGGAACACGGAGTTCTTGATTGATGCGGCGAATTACGCATGGATCGAATTCCAGCGGCCCACCTACTCGAATGCATTCTTCGAAGCAACGCCCACTGAGCAGTCACCTGGCTCTGTCAGAGTAAGCGGCAAGGTGAGGAAGGGTAAGGATGAACTTGCTGATCGATACACCAGAACTCGTTAGAATCTTCAAAGAAGCGGATCAGGCTGACAGTCTGATGTTCTCAGCTCTTTACCCCGCTGGCGAAGAAGAGAAGGTGATCGCCAACTTATGTGACAAGGATGACGACCTGAAAAAGCTTTACGGTCTCTCGATGTTTTACAAGCGGGAGGCTGAGCGTACGGCCGTCAACTTCAAATATGAAAGTGAAGAGAAAGAAGCTGAGAAGATTCGATATGAATATACTCAGCTGAAGTACAAGGCCGACTTCCTCGGAACCACATTCTGGTTCATGCTCCGCACTCGGTATGAGTTGTGGGGTCACGCAGTTATCGGATTGCGGAAAGGCTGGTCCATTGTTCACGCTGGATGTGAGCTAGGAAATATCCTCGGAGATATCTAAATGGCAGAGCGAAGGAAAGGCGTCGAGAGACGCGAGAACGTAAACCACCCGGCTCACTATGGCGGAGACGTGCCTCACGAGGTATGGAAGTGTCTCCACGACTGGGGTCTTGAAGAAGATGCCCTGCTCTGGAACACCGTCAAGTACATCGCTCGAGCCGAAAAGAAAGGACATCTACTCGAAGACTTGAAGAAAGCTCATTGGTATCTGAGCAAGCGAATCGAGTTGATCGAAAACGCCAAGTGAACTCCCAACAGATTCGAGACAAGTTTGAATTCATGACCACCAGGATTCGCGAGATGGGTCAAGAGAATCGCGGCATCGAGAAGGCGGTGGTTGAACAGTCGGTCCAGATGTTTCACGCTTTGATGTTGTCTGAGATCGCCGCGCAACTGGCCGACCTAAACGACGCCTTGCCTAAGCTGGCGAAGGAACTGCGGGACGAGATTATGCAACTAGGAGAGTGGCCGTTATGAAACTTGCTACTTTCACTTTGCTGATCGCTATCATCCTAATAGGATGTGAGCCCGGCCCGAACTATGACGGCTGGCAATGGTCCGGCCCGGGTACAGTGCGCTCCATCGACTGGTATCATCGAAGCTTTGTTTTCGAGGCCGACAATCAACAGATCATTTCTTATCAAATCTGCCGCTCTACCTCTGTACCGTTCTGGCAAGGAATGAGAGCGGAGTTCAGCTATCGAAAACAGACAGACGCTGTCGATCAGTTTTTCGTTTGTGCCGACATCGCTAGTGTTCGAAGGATAAACTAAATGAAGATCGTCCGCCCTCATGCCAGCATCCGAGATTACAGCGAAGAAGCCATGAGCAAGATCGAGTGGTGCGCTCGTATCAGCCACCGATCTGAGGAGGCTATGAAGGATGACTCGTGGAGGCGCTTTCTCAAAGCAGTAGTCATCGACCACGGCGACTGGTCAGTAGTCGAGCACGTCTCAGTATCTGTGGATTTCCTCGTTGATCGCGGCATTACTCATGAGATCGTACGTCACAGGCTGTTCAGCTTCACACAAGAATCAACTCGGTTCGTCAACTACGAGAAGAAGATGCCGCCCAGCTTTATCTACCCGAAGACCGAGGTTGAATGTCCACGGTGCTTATCTGGCGACGTCGTAAGACTTTATTCCGAAGACATCGAGAGCGGGTTCTATCATCCAGACCCGCAACCGATGAACGCCAACGCTATGTGTTCTTGTGCTTATGACGAAGACTGGCTTTCGTCAATCTATATGGCGGAGAAAAGCTACAAGAAACTGTTGGAGAATGGATGGCGTCCTCAGGAAGCACGGTCCGTTTTTCCTAACGCCCTCGCCTCGCGTCTTATCATGACAGGCAATTTACGAAACTGGCGACATTTCCTTATTATGCGTACGTCGGCTGAGGCACATCCACAGATGAGACAAGTAACGATTCCGTTGCTCGAGGAATTCCAAGACAGCTTCCCGATTTTGTTCGATGATATCGTACCAAATGAAAAGCAGTCAATCGCTATAAAGAAAGCTCGTTAGGAGACTACTATGTTTTTCGCAGCCCAGAGACGCGCACGCCGTATACACCGAATCCAAGAGGAACGCGAAGAGCGTGAACGTTCCACTGCCGCCGCCGTGATTGACCCTCCAGTGTCCTCTCCCGTCCCCACTTCTACTCCTTCCACCACTGAACTCACCGAGTATGAAACCATCTGCCAGTCAATCGGCATTCAATCTCCGGCTTCTGTTATCGGGCGGATGCTCGCTTGCTTGCACGACGAGAAGATTCCAATCTATGACCTTGATGAGGTCCGCAGCTTTTTGAATAAGAAGTTCGGCAAACATCGGTGGGCATGGCAGGGTCTACGCAAGATCGACGTCGAGCATTACACCAGGTGGAGCGATTGGCACCGCCAGTACCAGACTGAGACTCTCGCCTTCCCAGGTACAGCATGGCACAACTCTAACCGCGTTTACCCCGACGCAGTTCCATTGCCTGTGCTGCTCACCATCCAGAAGGTGGCGAAGGTCGCGCCTGAAGTTCTGTGGTACGTGTCCGCTCCACAAGTTCGAGGAGACGACCCGTTCCTGATGGCATTTGTCCCGGGCTGCACTCCTTACATCATCGAACGTTGGGATGAGCCCAACTTCAGGAGACGATAAACAAGAAACACATTCTAACTAGAGGAGCCACTTCGTTGAACATCAACGACTTTGATATTCCAATACCCGACGGAGATCGACTGGAGATACTCTTCAATCACCAGTCTGCTCTCATGCATAAGTACCACCCGATTGAAGAGGCGAACATGCAGCGTCAGCTCCTGGCTCCAGGACCGGTTGACTTGAATGACCGATTCGGCCAGGCGAGACTTAAAGACTTTGCATGGCGCATTACTGAAGAACTTGCAGAAGCTACCGAGTGCCTCGTTCCGATGGCCGGAGATATCGACCACTATCGTGAAGAGGTAATCGACGCGCTGCACTTCACAGTCGAAGAGCTGATCCTTTGCGGCATGACTCCGGATGACTTGATTCCTGAGCCACTGCCTCGAGCGATGAAAGACAAGCTGGAAGCCGGGCTCTTCGAGTTCAGCGCCGTCGTTATGCCAGAGGACCTCGAGAACAATGTTGAAGACCAGCTGTACGTGAAAGAGAATGTTTATCTGGCCATTGAGAAACTTGGTTGTGCCATGAACTGCCTGAAGAACAAACCATGGAAGTCAACTCATATGCTGACGGACATCCCGGTCTTCCGTCTCAAGATGAAGGTGTTCTTCCGGCAGTTCTTGAAAGTCTGTTTCATCTCAGGCTTTCAGACATCAGGTGAACTCGTTGGTTGCTACCTTAACAAAAATGCGGTGAACCAATTCAGAATCCGCACGAACTACTAGACTGGGGAACCAATGATCATCAAGAAGTACGCCGATACTTATTCTTGCTGGAGGGGTCTTGTCGAAGAGCTGGCATACCAGCGAAAGCGTGAACAGATGCTTTCCTGGGGCGTCTGCGTGGCTTACCCGGATATTGTGAATGCCCAGATAAAAGACGCTCTCTACGACCCGGGAATGCACCTGGGAATGTCTTCGTATACTAAGAGTCGATGGACTCGGTTCCTACGTCGATACTTCCGACCAGATTTGTACGACTGGATTCACGGAGCGAAAGCCAAGCTGCTCAAGTACCCGAGCCGTGGATTCGTTGCCAGCTACAACTTGAACCACAACGTCGATGACGAAGACGGCAGAGTGGGCCACAACTATGGCGGATGTCTGAGTTCACTTCAGATTCGGTTCAACCCGAGGCCGACCGTCATCTTGTATTCTCGAGCCTGCCAGCTAGATAAGATTGGTCTGCTTGATCTGAGCTTGATCCATGTGGTAGCCAAGGAGCTGGGAGTCGAGGCCGTCCGCGGAGAGTGGGTAATCTCCAATGCTTTTATCTCTGCGATCAGTCAGGTCTATTACACAAACAGATTCAAGCTGCCGATGAAAGGACACTTTCTAAGACGACGAGTCGAGACGAACCGAAGTCGAGATCATGACACTGTGACCTTCGGTCCTCTCAAGCGTCTTATCAAAAGAAACATGCAATTGAAAGAGCATGGGGAGATACCGAGAAGCTGCCCGATTAGTGAGCTGAGCATAAAGTTTGAGGCGGCAGAAACCTAACCCTTGACAACTACATTTACAAATTATAGTTTCGTTACTCGCAGGCCACATTCAACCTAAGGATAATCGCATGGCGAAGCTGCATGAGTTACTCGCAGTTGAATCCAATCTGTCGTCTCAAGCGAATAAAACTCGCGGAGAACTGATTGACACCTTCCACAAGAAGCGCCACCTCTTTGAAGAAAAGCTGGTGACCTTCCAAGCCAACACCGAGGGGTCGACGTCTGTAACAGAAGCTCGCTCGGATATTCAAACGACAGTCGCCAAAGAAGTGGTTGACTGGTTCGGAAAGATTTTAGCTAAGGCCTTGGACGTCTCACATCAAGTCGATGTGGCGAACACACAGGCTCAGGCAGATATCGTTCTCGAAGACGGAACAGTTCTACTGAAGAGTGTTCCGGCCACATCTCTGCTTCAGCTCGAGAAGCGGATGAAAGAAGTACAAGAACTCGTCACGGCATTGCCCACGCTTGATCCGGCGAAAGGCTTCAGCCCTGACACTAATAAGGGAAAGGGAATTTATCAGGCTCGGCCTGTGGTGAAAACTCGCACGCAGAAGAAGCCCTATGTACTCGAGCTCGCTCCTGCAACGGATAAACATCCGCGCCAGACCCAGGTCATGACCGAGGACGTTCCCATCGGGACGATCAGCGAACAAGAGTGGTCTGCCTTGACGACTCCGGTTGTTAAGTCAGAAATCTTGGACCGTTGCGACATACTGATTCGCGCCATCCGCAAAGCACGAGCGAAGGCCAACGAAACAGAACTCGCAACCGATGGGAACCGAGTCGGCAGGCAGCTTCTAGATTACATCTTCAAGCCGCTTGTAGCCTAAACTTCGGGGCGGCCCGAGAGGGCTGTCTCAACTTCAGGGTGATACTTAATCTCAGAACTCACGTCTCTTCTCGCAAGAAGAGGCAATCAGGTTATTACCCCGAAGGCTTACTAATGGAGAACAGCATGAGCAGTACAGGACTTGACATAAAGGTGCGCATGGGTTCGAATCCCATCCCGGGCCCCAAAAAATTATGCCCGGGTAGCTCAGGGGTAGAGCAGCCGAGTCAACTTCATAAGTCCTGCGAGCTGCAGAGTGCAAGAGTCAATCCATATGATCGTCGACTTTAAATCGACTACCTAACGGTAAGGGGCCGGGCTCCAGGCACGGACCTGGTCCCTTCTAAATATAAGGAGAGGTGATGAGAATCTTTTCGACATTCGCCGAGGCACTGAACGAAATCAAACGCGAGCTCAAAGAAATGGGAATGGTCGTAAAGACCAAGTCCGTACAGAACAAGGACATCTCAGAGAACGAAGACTACCGGTGCTACGAAGTCCAGGACTACAGCTACCGAGTAACGAAGCCCGACTACTTGACGATCCCCCTCCGTTCACCAGAGTGGGCGAGAGCAGAGTTCTTCGAAAGAGTCGGCGGTCAGCCACTCAATCCCGGCGAAGCCTGGAAGTTTCGTGAAGACTACTGGAAGCAGTTCCTGAATCGTGAAGGCAAGTTCGACTATGCCTACCCGGAACGCATGACCGCCAACCTCGAGAATGTGATTGATGCTTTGAAGAAAGACCCGAGTACTCGACGGGCGTACTTGTCCATTCTCGGGAACCAGGACCCGCCCAATAACTTCGGCTGCCGCTTTCCCTGTTCGATCGGTTATCATTTTCTTTACCGCGGCGACCAGCTGAACATCAAGTACCATCTCCGGTCCAGCGACTTCTTCGAGCACTTCAATTACGATATCTACCTGGCAGACAGACTCAAGAACTACGTCGCCGAGCGCGTCGGCATGAAGCCTGGGTTATTTACTCACGAGATCGGCTCACTCCATTGCTTCTACAAAGATGTGAAGGGAGTGTTCTAACGTGGATTCTCGGGAAACACTCAAGCATAAAATTCTTATTCAGCAGCTGATGGCTCAGTCCGAGCTGGGTACATGCACTCGAGCAAAGGTCGGGTGTCTCATCGTCAGAGACGGACGAATCATTGCCACTGGATTCAATGGCTCGCCTCCTGGAGAACCTCACTGCATCGACGTCGGGTGTCAGATGGAAGATGGTCATTGTGTTCGCACAACACATGCCGAGACCAATGCCATTGCATTCGCCGCGAGATATGGGCCGCCAGTCAATGGCGCTGACCTCTGGGTCTACGGGTGGCATGGCGGAATTTGCCATCGTTGTAAGAAGATTGCCCAGTCCGCCGGAATCAGATTCATCCATCAGGTATTCGATGGTTTACCTATAGTAACGATCTCACTCAAAGGAGAGGTCAATGAGTACGTTAAAGGATGACCTAGACTACGGATCGAAGAACCCGACGTTGCGTAAAGCATCAGTTCTTCAGGACTGGGTCATGGAACTGCCGCTTCGTTTTCAAGGCACGTTGCTTACGGCCGTACGTGGTTGTGATAGTGAGCCGAAGTCCTGGACGAAGACTGGAGTAGCTTTCTCACAAGGACGCCGTCTCACAGCCTTCATCCGCTGGTGCTTCATGAATCCGGCCGATCCGCGAGAAATAGATGCCGAAGAAGGTGCTTTCTTCATGAGCACTCCGCCTATACCTTTTAAGCCTTCGGAGTTCGGACATCTACCAGAACATTGGTACGCTCATGCCATGCACGCTCTTGAGGTTATCGGATACCACCACCCAGAAAAGATCATAGCGAACATGGCCGATTCGCTTTACCAGAAGATGGTTCACAATCTCCACGTCAACGTAGAAACCAAAGAAGAACAGTGGAGTCGACTTACCGAAGACCGAATCGTCAAGGGAACTGTAGTCTCGTAAACAAATGCAGCGCCACGTCCAATCCGAATTTGTATGGGATGAAATACGCAACGCCGAGTGCAATGCCTGCGAGCTGCACAAAGAAGCGCAGACCGTTTGCTTACTCGGTGATGGACCAGTCCCATGTGATGGGATGGTCATCGGAGAAGCCCCGGGCTATAGAGAGGACAACGTCGAGATTCCTTTCTCAGGGAGGTCTGGGGTCTTTCTTCGGAAAGCTTTGATAGCAGCAGGACTCGATCCGCGCAAGCTGTACATCACAAACACCGTGGCCTGTCGGCCGCCTGCCAATCGAACTCCGAAGGCAAAAGAAATCAAGACGTGCTCGGCTCTTTACCTGACTCCTCAGATTGACCTTGTAAAGCCCAAGGCGATTCTTCTGCTGGGCGCTACTGCTCTTGCCTATGCGAAAGGAAAGAAGACCGCCGTAGGCAAGCTGGAAGGCAGTACGATTACCTTTAATGGCATACCGTGTGTACCCAGTCGCCATCCTGCTGCCGTCATAAGACTTGAGGATGAAGACCCACAGGCCTTTGCATATTCAAAGCAACGCTTTGTCGAGAACCTTCTTCTTTTCAAGAACACTCTTTACCCGAAACCTAATGACTTCGTCTTTTCACAAGAACCGATGAAGTTCTTGGTGAATCAGAATCAGTTCGTATATACCGACCTCGAGTCCAACGGGTTGAATCCCTTCAGGCCAGAAGCAAAGATCCACTGCATCGGATTCGCGCAGGACCCGAAGAATGTTTCATCCTTTGCCTATGACAGAGACAAGCATTGGAAGTTCATACGGAAGATGCTTGAGAACTTTCCCATCATCGCACATCGAACGACCTTTGAAGGAACTTGGTACCGCACTAAATTCGGAGTGACACCTCGCATCTATCACGATACGAAGGTGGGCGCTTATATCATCAACGAGAATGAACCGAACGGCCTCAAGACTCTTGCCATCAACTATCTTGGTGTTGATCCCTGGTCAGAAGAGATGGACTTCGAGAACCCCGACTTCGAGAAGATGCTTCCTTACAATGCCCGGGACAACTCTTACGGACTCCGGCTGTACTACGAGCGAGATCTTCCCTTCTTAAAGAAGAATCCGAAAGTCGCTCGCCTGTTGCGCTCCATCGTCTACCCAGCAATTGAAGTGTTCATTGAAATCATCTGCAACGGATTCCATATCGACGAGAAGAAGGCTCGAGAGAAAATG